ATACTAAACAGATACTGTAAGAAAGATTTGTTATAGAAGCTATATCCAGCTAACAGCAGTTTTGTTATTACTTCTTTTATGAAAGCTATCAACAAACTTAGTTAACTCTTCATTCATCAGCTCTTGTTGTCTATCAATCATAGATTGGTTAACATCAGCAGCCATCTGCTGCACCCAATAACCAACAGCTATTGATAAAGCATCAAGACGGTCATCATGTACCAAGCTGCCCCTATCTCTTGTTATCCTACTTAACTGATACATAAGCATGTACCTGGTTTGTTGTTCTATAGGGTAGCTTAAAGCTGACCTGTAATCGTTATTTATAACAGAGGGATCAACGATAAGTCTATGGCTGTTTAACACAGGTTCAAGAGTGTCTACAATCCGTAGCTCCTTCTGTTTGTTATGTCTGACTTCTTCTATAGTCACCGGATAGGAAGTTCTAAACAGAGGCTTTATCAGCTCCATAAACATACCGTCCCCAAAGTTAGACTCTATCACTACCTTATTAACTTTGTTATCCTTTGCTATAGCTACCAGTTGTTTAAGGGTCTTCTCATCGTATCCACCTCTTATCCCTCCAGCATCAGGGACAAACAACTGACCGTTAAGCATCTTGACTACAGCGTACCCTGTTTCATCTTTACCTCTACCTGACGGGTCAATCGCTAATACAGAACCTGTGTACGGTATCATATCCCCAACAGTGTTAGCAGGTCTTCTGTACCTGTCCCCAGCCAGTCCTACATTAGGTAACTCTCTATCACAGTTATCAGGATCAGATGACCACACTACCTTCTCAGGGGCTACATCGACATCCACATCCATAATGACCAGATCGTTAATCTTTAAGGGGTAGCGGTCAGCATCAGATAGCTTAGGATTAAGCATGAACTGTAAAGCGTACCCCGTCCGACCGTACGACATCTTTCTTTCTTCCAGGTCGAGATCAGTGAACCGTAAGGGTTCTGTAGAAGTACCGACAGTCTCAGGTGTTATATTATCCGCTATAAGGGGTGCTAGATCGCCTCCGTAGTTATTTATAGCCTCGGTGTCGTCTGGATACTCTGAAGACCAAATACGGCTCTTGTAGCCCCTCTCTCGCAGTTTGTTGTAAATACTGTCTTCACATTGAGGAGTACCGAGAAAGATGATACGGGATGTGTCTAAGGGTTTAATGATAGCGTCTAACTCTTTTACTTGTTCATCTAGCTTATCTCTCATTCCTTGAGTGGCAGAGTTGTTAGCTACTTCCACATCGTCCGCTACAATTATATCAGCACGAGACCCTGTTAGCTGGGAGGATATACCTAGTGACTTAACAGAGGGAGCGTGAGAGGCGGGAGCAGGTCCTACATCAAAAGCTATCTTACTGAATCGTTGGTTCTCTGACGGCTTTAATCCTTGTAAAATGGGAATCTCCTGAATAATTCGCAAGGTAAATGTAGAGAAGTCATCTGATCTATTCTTAGATGCTGATACAACAAGTATGTTCTTGGATGGGTCCAGCAGCAGCTGATGTACTACAAAAGCACTTGTTATCCAACTCTTACCAACGCCCCGGAACGCCATGATAACAGACCGTTTAGGTCCGTGTTGCAGATACTCTGCTATGTCGTACTGTAGCTCGGTGGGATCAGGGAGGTTCAGGTGCTTCCAAACCAGGTATAGAAAGTTTCTAAAGTCCTTGAGCTTGGGTGGTATCTCTTGGTGTTTCTTCTTCTTCAAATGGTAAAGTATTAAGTTGGTCAGACAGGGTTTGTAAAGGTGTACCCATTCCGCTGTCCATAACAACATTGTTATCTTTAAGGAACTGTCTAGCTCCGTTAAGAAGTGCAGCGTTGTACTCCCCTAAATCCTCCATCATATCAATACTGTTACGATATGCACCAGCTATCTTGTCGTGCAATTTACTTCCTTCGGTATGACTTAACATATCAATAGTGTATTAGTAGTTGTTATCTTTGTAAACAAAAAGAGGCAGCCCGATTGGACTGCCCCTTGATGATAGATATGAGATAAACTCTTAGCTTAAAGCAGCTTCGAACTCAGCAACGGTTCCTAATTCAGTTCCGTTGTGGTAGAGGTCTGCATCAAACTTAGCAGCACTTGCTGATCCGTCTGTTGAAGAGATGTCAGTGGAAGCAGCAGTAGCGGAAGTTGAGAGAACCTTGAACTTGTCGTCTCCTTCGTCCCAGATCAAAGCTACATTAGATTCGGAAGAACCACGCTCAACGATGAAACCACCGTCATTCGAAGCATTCGTTCCGGAACCAGCACCTTTCGACAGATTCATAATGCTGTCTGCAACATCGATGTTAGTGGTGTTTACCGAAGTGGTCGTACCATTAACAGTCAAGTTACCGCTGAATGTAGCGTTGGCAGCAGAGATGTTACCAGAGAATGAAGCGGAGTTACCGTCAGAAGCAAGCGATCCAGCTTGAGTTTGCAACGCAGAGATGTCTGTGTCGTTGCTGGAAACATTCGATTGCAGAGTGGAGATGTCCGAATCATTCGAAGAAACATTGCTTTGCAAGGTAGCGATGTCGGAATCGTTGGAGCTAACATTAGACTGAAGAGTCGAGATAGCAGAGGCGTTAGTAGAAACGCTGGACTGAAGGCTGGAGATGTCGGTATCGTTAGAAGATACAGCGTCAGCAACAGTTTTAAGTTGGCTATCAAGAGCTTCGTCAGCAGCTTTAAGGCTGGCTACAGAACCGAGATAGTTGGTAGAAGCGTTAGCGGAGTAAGCACCGTTAGCACCGAGACCAGCACCAGTTTGAGTAGCATCTACTTCGGATTGAAGAGAAGTTACATTTGAAGATACGGCATCAACATATTGCTTGGTAGCAGCGTGGAGGTTGGCGGAAGGATCAGCTGAGAGCGTCAAAGCTCCAGTCATTGTTCCTCCTGCGAGGGCAAGCTTCTTATCAAGCTCTACTTTGGTTTTTTGTCCCAATTGGGTTAACAAACTAGACATAATATATATACTTTCTTTTGTGGGTTAAGCTTATCAGTTAATATGTGATAAAGAGTATTAGCAGAACTTATATCTGTCAAACAGCTTCAGTAATAAGTATAGCACCAGCTTCTGTTGTCAGACTGTCTCCATCTTCTGCAAGTATATGAGTAGCAGTAGGTACTGAACCACCAAGCTCTACAATCTTCCAAGCAGTTCCATCGTCAACAGCGATACAAGGACCACCCGATCCGTCTCCATCTGTTACATATACGATACGACCTGATGTACCTGCTGCTGGTAGACTGGATGCTAAATATGATCCTATTTGCAGAGATTGTGATATATTTACCGCTCCACTGATCAACCCTCCAGACTTATCAAACTTGTTATCAAGCTTGGCTTTTACCTTCTGTCCTAACTGTGTAAGTAAACTGCTCATATCTAAGGTGTTGAGAGACCGTCTAGGAAATCATTGTAATCCCCTACTTCCTCTTCCCGTGCATCCAAGAAGTACGGCAAGTCGTTCCAAGCAGAACTTCCGTCACCTATCTTAATTCTGTTACGAGCAGAGTCGATCTCGATACCTATCTCTCCCTCTAAAAGTACAGGGTTGGCTGATGCCCAGTTACTAGCGGAATCGTTTCTAAGTTGTATTCTTTTACTGAAAGTTGCCATTTGTTATGCTCCTCCTCCATTGTAAACATCTAAATTATCACTAGCGTTCGCACCTAAACCATCTATCTGTGGATCACTCAATGCAGCGTTACCACCAACCAATCCGATGATGTCTGGGTCAGATGTAATAGAATCTGTAATCGCTTTAGCTGCTTGTGTAGTAGCGACTGCTTCAGCCACTCCTTTACTGGCAACATTACTAAGTGTCCGGTATTGAGCAGACAGCGGGTGTGGACGAACTATAGGACGACGAGGCATATCAGCACTTCCATCTACGCAACGCTAAAGCTTTACGAGTAGGTCTACCTTTACTGTCTTTCATCGGTCCTTTGTTACCTTTCATCCGTGCACAGAAGGAACGCTTCCGTGGACCACCACCAGGCTGAGGAGCTTTTAGATTAGACCCAGTAGCACGATTGTACTTAGCTCTACCTTTAGCGGTCAGTCCACCCTTACGAGACTTCTCACCTCTACCGATAGATAGTGAAACGGACTTAGGCATAGTTACTTCTTCTTCGGAAACCCACGCTTCATATTAGCGTAAGCTTTAGGTGTGATGGTAGACTTCTTCTTGCTACGACTGATACCTAGCTTCTTCCGTCTGTTCATGTTGTAATACAATCCTTTTGGCATATTTATTTCCTCACTAATACTTCAAGCATTCGATCCAGCTTCTGGTTCATCTCCTTGATAGCTTCCTCTACTTTCCCCATACGGGACTCCACAGCAGCGTCTCTTTCTCGTTGAGCAGCTAACTCCACCTCTATCTTTGTCAGGCGTTTATCACCGATGTCCAGTCGTTCGATCATGCGTTTAATAATCCAACCGATAACTCCAAGAGAGATAGCTAGTACGGTGTTAAGAAATCCAGATAGAGAGTCGATCATACTAAAGTTAAAGTACCTCCTCTTGTCGTATCAGAACTCACAATATTGTAAGTCTGAGATGTTCCATTTGTACTCATTTGTAAACAAGTCAAGACAACAGAACTGTAGCTTGAAAGAACTAAAGAACCAAAACCTGATACTGTTGAACCCGCTGGAGGGTCGAATGTAACATCGTGTGTGGTTCTGTTAATAATAGTAAATAAAACCCCAGGTAAAGCTTGTGTGGGTAAACTGATAGTTATGTTACCTGTAGGATCGCAGATAAAAGTTTGATTCTCGTTTCCTTCTAATATTGTAAAGTTGGATGCGACATACCTTAAACCGTTAAACTTAGCTTGGAAGGTGGAGGAATTAGGAACAAAGACAAGTCCATCAGTGCTCTCAAGTAATCTATTACCTTCTATTGTTATTTGTCCTGTGGTGTCCGTTGATCCTACATTTATTGCGTATCTGTGATTCGTTTGTGCTGTAGCGTTTGATATGTCGTTATATTTACGATTGAAAACATTACTTGAAATAATCAGTTTATTTATGAAATACCCACTGCCTGTAGTGCTTGTAACAATACCACCAACATTTTTGTAAGTGGCTGAAGTTACGGTTGTGGATGCATCTACATTTCCTATAACATTGTTAGTGACTATAGTGTTGTAAATGTTTGAGGAAAGAGCCGAAGCACCTACTAGATTTATAGCATTAGCTGTGTAGTTATTTATTATATTATTAGATATTGTAGCATTAGATGTTTCATTTGCGGATATTCCGCTAAAACAACCATCGATCCAATTACCGTTGATAATAACATCG